TGAATCACAAATTATTAGAGGTGGACTTATAAATGAAGTAGTCCAATGGAAACCTGCAAAGGATAGTACATTACAGATAGTTGAGACTAACTGTGTAAATCCTCACCATAGACGAAACGTTGTACAGGATAGTGTTAGTGTATTCCATGATGGCGAATACTACCTCCCAGCGGGTGCATGGTACACGAGTGAAGCGTATACGTTTCACAGAGTTAAAGTACTAGAGCAGTCTATTACCAAATTACATATAATCGAAAACAAGACTAAAAATAACTTGACCATACGGGACAAGAATAAACCGTTTCGCTGTCCACTAAAGGACTTTCAGAAGTCAGAGAAAGAGTGTTGGGAAATCGTAAGGACGTTTTTCTAATGGCTGGTGGCATATACAACGAGACTTATTTCAAAAACTATCCTGAAGAAAAACTGAAGGAAGGAATACTGTATGGTATTGTATTGGTAAATCAAACAACATGGGAACGAGAAACTATAAAAGTAGGCATCGCAAAAGGAAGAACATTCAAAGACGCAGTCAAAAGAGCGCGTGGCTTTACAAACTACGACATCAGAATACAGAGGATTTGGAGCGGGACGATCTACGATGCGTGGAGGTTCGAACAAAAATTACACAACCAGTTTCAGAAAGATAGACATAAAACGGAGCATAAATTTGGAGGGCACACGGAGTGTTTCTCAATGGACAGCAAAATATTGGAGGCATTTCCAAAGAAAAATGAACTATTTGGGGATTAGTGAAGGATTTCACAATGCAGCATACGCTGTAGTGAAAGACAACAAGATAGAATTTGCTACAGAAGTAGAGAGAATAACACGAGTTAAAAACGAAAAGACAATACCTGATTGGCATTTTAATGTGCTAAAGGAGAGATATGATTATGATAAAACAGTATTTTATGAAAGTACTGATTTCAAGAATGCGAGACGAGAGATGTACGGAATGGCTAAAGCAACGCCGTGCCGAGCGTATGATATCAGAACTATACTTCACCATGAAAGCCATTACGCCGCTGCTTATTTTTCTGCTCCTTTCATTCCTGACAGCACAGTAGTAATAGATGCTATCGGAGAATTTGATACAGCAAGTATTTGGGTAGACGGTGTAAAAGTATGGAATAAAACTTATCCGTGGTCACTAGGATTGTTCTATAGTGCAATTACGAAAAGAATAGGACTCAAACCTAACGAAGATGAGTATATAACTATGGGCATGGCTGCTTATGGAGATATTAGAATAGATATGACTAAAGATATACATATGAATCATCATCGTGGAATCAAGAAAAGAAAATGGTTTTGGCATACACCAGAAGATATAGCCGCATCTGCACAGGCACAACTGGAATCAGCGATACTAGATATCTTTGCGATAGCTAGAACCTACGGTCCCAACGTGGCTTATGCTGGTGGAGTTGCACTTAACTGTGTAGCAAATAGCAAAATAAGACCTATGTTTGATAATATGTGGATATTCCCAAACCCAGGCGATGCAGGGAGTGCACTAGGTTGTGTACTAGCCCATACAAAAGAAAGAATAGAATTTAAAGACACTTTCCTAGGACATGACATAACAAGAAGTATCAATCCTAAGTTAGTAGTCGATACAATACTTAAAAGAAAAGTAGTAGGAGTAGCGAATGGAAAAGCAGAATTTGGACCTCGGGCGCTTGGTAACAGGAGTTTGCTTGGTGATGTGCGTTTTGATATTAAAGACACAGTCAATGACATTAAACGAAGACAAAAGTTTCGTCCTTTTGCTCCCGCAATATTGGAGGAGTTTGTAGATGAATACTTTGAAGGCCCTGCTAATGAATATATGCAGTTTGTTTCAAAAGCAAAACACGACTACAAAAGTGTCACGCACGTTGACGGAACAGCACGAGTACAAGTTGTCAAGAGCGATAGTAACTCAGCACTGCGACCCATACTAGAAGAGTACTATGAGAGAACAGGAGTTCCTATGCTACTGAATACAAGTTTGAATATTAAAGGTCAACCTATGGTAAACACCGAAGAAGATGCATTGAGATTTCAACAAAGTTATGGAGTGAGAGTATTTTGATTTATTGGAATGGATGCAGTTTTGTAAGAGGTATGGAAGTAAAAGTACGTCCTCGAGATATATTTGCTAATATAGTTAGTCAAGAACTTGGTCAGCCTTGGTGGGATAACGCTAAAGTTGGTGGCAGTAATGATAGAATCTGGAGAACAACTACAGATGATATGATACGAAAGCCAGCAAAGTTAGTAATCATTGTATGGTCAGGAATAAATAGATTTGAATATCTAGACCAAAGAAACGCATGGCGTAGTGCTGTATGGGTAAAGTATATGTTTGATAGAAAGACACTAGAAGTAGGAGAGCAATCCGAAACTCACTTTCATCCACGCATGACACTAAAGCAATGGAAAGCTATACAAGGTTGGGCTACAGAAGTACGTTCTATGAGATACAATTTAATTACATCTTTACATCATATGTTAAGTGTAAAGTATTTTTTAGAAGCAAAAAACATACCTTATTTATTTTACAATTTATCTGATGGTCAAATTAGTGTGACCTTAGATACATTAAACGAACAAAGAATGGAAGGTGCAAACAATTTATGGGAAGTAGAACATATGAAGTTAAACGACTATCTAGAAGAGCTACCCCATATGAAAGAAGAAGCTTTCTATGATATGTGCAAAAGAGAACAAGTTCCCTTTGGACCTAAAGATCATCCTCTTGAGGAAGGTCATAGGTTGATGGCGGACAGGATTTTAGGAGATATTTATGATAAAAAACTGGATAAAGTCTTTAGTTAAGAAATATAAAGCCTTACGCTTTCAGTGGGAAAATAGAAACATGGTCGAGGATACTCACATCTATGAGGGCGAGGACAATTAAATTATGTTTCAAATTAATGCATCTACCAGAGAAAAAATAGTTCTTGACAGATGCTTAAAAATTAGATATAATATATGTATATTTTGGAGAGAGAGACTAAATGAGAGACATTTTACCACCGACAAACTGTCCCGCTTGTAATAGCGAGTTGGTTTATCGTAATGACCAGTTGTTCTGTGAAGACAGCAACTGTTCAGCACAGTGGGATAAGAAAGTCCAGCATTTTGCTTCTACTCTTAAGATAAAAGGACTTGGACCTGCAACGCTAGATAAGTTGCAAATCCAAGAATACGAAGAACTATATAATCTTACTGCGTCTCAGATACAGGAAAGATTAGGCAGTCAAAGATTAGCTGAGAAACTCTTTGTGGAGATTGAAAAATCAAAGCAGAGTAAGTTGGTGGATATAATACCAGCTTTCAGCGTACCCCTTATTGGTCGGTCGGCTTCTCAAAAATTATGCGATTCAATATCAGACATCGAAGATATTAGCGAGAAAAGTTGTACTGAAGCAGGTATTGGACCAAAGGCATCAGCTAATCTACTTCACTGGATGGCCAGTGAATACTATCCGTATCAATACAGGACAAACCTACCTTTCACTTGGAAAAATAAAATAATTAAGAAAAAAGAGGTCATAGGCGTTGTTTGTATATCTGGAAAGTTAAAGTCTTATCCGACTAAAGCCTTCGCAACTAAAGTTCTAAATAACCACGGTTTTACCGTAAAATCAAGTCTGACTAAAGACTGTACTCATTTGATTAATGAGTCTGGAATCGAGTCAGCAAAAACGCAGACAGCTCGTGACCGAGGTGTTATAATAATAAGTAATATTAAACATTTAATTGGAGAAAATTAAAAATGGCATTACCAAAATGGACAGACGAAAGAACTTCAGAATTGACTTCTTTTGTTGGGGATGAGAGCCCAATATCTCAAGAAACTGTAGCTAACGCTGCAGAACAACTAGAAACTTCAGTAAGAAGTGTATCTAGTAAATTAAGAAAGATGGGTTTTGACGTTGAACTAGCTTCAGCATCAGCTTCTAAATCTTTCTCAGATGAGCAAGAAGCTACTTTAAGTAACTTTGTAACAGACAACTCTGGCTCATACACATATGCAGAAATTGCATCAAACTTTGAAGGCGGAGCTTTTTCAGCTAAGTCAATTCAAGGAAAAATCCTTTCTATGCAGTTAACAGAACATGTTAAACCTGCTCCTAAAGTTGAGACTGTAAAGTCATACAACGATGAAGAAGAAGGACAATTTGTATCATTAGTTAATGATGGTGCATTTATTGAAGATATCGCAGAAGCTATGGGCAGAAGCGTTAATTCAATCAGAGGAAAAGCTTTATCACTACTAAGAGCTGGTGAAATCAATGCTATTCCTAAACAGAAAGAAACTAAAGGTTCAAGCAAAGCTGATCCTTTAGCTGGAGTCGACATTGACGGCTTAACTGTTGAAGAAATTGCTGACCAAATCGGCAAAACTGTAAGAGGCGTGAAAACAATGCTTACTAGAAGAGGTCTACAGTGCTCAGACTATAATGGAGCAGCTAAAAAAGAAATAGGCTAATACCTATTCATTCTTGGGCGAGCTTTGACTCGCCCTTTTTTCAACTATAAATTGTAAGTGGAGAGACAATTTGACCCTAGAAAGTGCATTACTAAAGCAAATACTTGCGAACGGAGACTTCGAGACTTGGAATGGTCTGAAGGAGCATTACTTTCCAGAAGGAGAGTATCGTAAGTTATGGCGTGTAGTAGATAAGCATGTACACAAGTACAATAACTTACCTACATTTGAGGACTTAAAATTAGAAGTTCGTTCACGTGATTTGCAAGAAAAGATATATGCCATAGAAACAGTTGAAACAGATATCGAGTCCATACTCTTATTGGACTATCTGAAAAACCAATTTACACAATCCGAAATCCTATCAAAAATAGAAAACTACGTTGACCATCAAGTCGCAATCTCTGACGCTAGAGAAAATATAGACTTGTTGCAAGAAATAGTAGTGCAAGTAGAAGATTCAGTTGATACAAATGACGAAGCTGAAGACATGAATACTGTAGAATTATTTGATAGTGCTGAGGATTTAGCCAAGTTTTTACCGCTCGGTCTGAATCAAGAATATGACTTAGACTATACATTCTCTCCCAAAGACTTGGTCGTTATCGGTGGACATCGTGGTGGAGGTAAGTCCTTTACATGTTGTAACATCGCTGCTGCCGCACAAGAAAAAGGTAAGTCAGCATTATATTTTACTATCGAAATGGACACTAGACAAATGTTGCAGAGAATCTGTGGCATACAAACTGGTATCAATAGTGGTCGTATCAAAGCAAAGAATCTTACTCCTATGGAATGGGATAAAGTTGCTAACTGGTGGGCTAATAGATTCGATAACGGAACAGAAGCATATAACGAATGGCGAGATCATCAAGATTTCGACAAGTTTCACTATCAACTTAGTAGAAACAAGTTAGCAGATGTTCCTCAAATAGATATACATTACGACCCTTCTCTTACACTAGCTAAAATTATTAGTGTAGTAAGACAGAAGCAAGCCCAGTTACCTAACTTGGGTATTGTAATAGTAGACTATCTAAACCAAGTAAAACGCCATAACGCACCAAATCGTCAAGGTCAATATGATTGGACTGAGCAAATCGAGATCTCAAAAGGTCTCAAATCTCTCGCACAAGAGAGTAAAGTTCTAGTTCTCTCCGCTTTCCAGACTAATGAGAAAGGAGAGGCAAGATTCTCGAAAGGAATCTTGGATGCTGTTGATGCTGCTTACAGTATTCAGCATTGGGGAGACTCAGAGCCTTGTATTAAGTTTAAGTGTGACAAGATGAGAAGTGGTTCTATCGAGCCGTTTACATCTGAAATGAACTGGGAGACACTAAAGATCGGGCCTCACACAGCCTTAGACCCAGATCAAAAATCAGAACTAAAAGAAACAATGACAACAGGAGAGGACGCCTACGATTTATGATACTATACACAGAACACCAACTAGAAGAAGCATGGCATTGTCATTGTGCAGAAATTGCATACAGCAATCAAGAAAGTACAATACACATAGACTTTCCTACGTTTGAAGATTTTCGGTTAATATACGAACAACAAATAGAGGACATACACAATGGTTTTGCATGATAAAAAAAGTTGTTTTATTCACATACCTAAGTGTGGTGGCATTTCTGTTACTCGTTCGTGGTTAGCTCAACAAGATAAGAAAGTTCCCTTTCAACATAGAAATTGGCAGGGCGGACTTCATGCAGAGTTTATTAGAGAAGGAGTAAACAAAGGAGCAGTATTTAATAATATACATGCAACTTACGATCAACTAGCCCTACAATACCCAGATTATAAATACTATACTGTAATTAGAAATCCACTAACTAGGTGGGAAAGTCTTTATAAACATAACTGTGACGAAGGATTTATAGTAGACTGGGATATTATAACTTGGACAAGAAAAGCAATATCGTCAATAGAGAATGGTGCATATTTTGGCACTATACAGAATTTAGATTTATTTGAAAAAAGTTTAGTTCGCATGGGAAGTTACCATGTGATGTATTTACCTGCATGGGTTTATTATAGAGAACCCGAAGTAAAAGTACACAAACTAGAAAATCAAACAATTTGGAAAGAATTGGGATTAATGAAAAATATTCATCATGCATCTCAAACACAACTAGCAGGTTATAATACGGAAAGAGTACTTGACCTAATATACGATTACTACAAGAAGGATTTTGAAAGATGGCAGATGACAGAGTAGCACGAGAGAGTGCCGAACAAATACCTTTAGCACCACACACTTGGTATGTAAAAACCGTAGGGTGGATGTTAGAGCAACCAAAAGTAAAAGAAAACATTATGAACGTACCTCCCAACGAGCCATTGAGAGAAGCCCTGAAGAAAGAAGGTGTACGTTCTCCTATACTAGTTATGCCTAACTGGTACCCAATAGCAGGTAGTCAACGACTTAGAGTTCTAAGTGAGATACCTGAACTACACGAACAAGAAATAAGAGTGTGTAGATTCGATCAAGAGTGGTGGCTACACTACTACCTATGGCCAGACCATGAGTTTAGAGACAAAGCGGTAGCTATCTGGTTTCAAATGGCAGAGTTGGTTTGGAAGTCTAGGTACTACGAAAATGATGAAAAGTTTCGAGAGTACGAGCGACTTGGAGATCAATTGAAATGGAAGCATAAGTCAAAACTAACGGAAAATAGTTCTTGACAACAATATAAAAATTTGATATAATATATATAATTATGATAGCAGAAGAACTACTAAGAAACAAGAGCATTGATTATCGCATCTCAGGACAGGATGCTGTAATCTCATGTCTGAACCCAGAACATGATGATAGCAACCCAAGTATGAGAGTAGATAAAGTAACGGGTATATTCAATTGTTTTTCTTGTGGCTATAAAGGTAATCTGTTCACATACTTTGGTGCACCTGCTTCTCCACTAGAAGTTCGTATGCACAGAATCAAAGAAAAAGTAAATAAAGTTAAAAGTGAAACTGTCGGTATCCAACTCCCAAAGGATAGAGTCCCTTGGAAAGGTGGTGGAATCAGAAATATTTCTGAAGAGACTCTTGCAATATGGGGAGCGTTCACATGGAACGTACCTCAATTCGAGAATCGTATCATCTTTCCAATAAGGGATGTTAGAGGAAAGACAGTGGCTCTGATTGGTAGAAGTCTGGACGACTTCAATATGAACAAGTATTTCATATATCCGAATGGTGCAGAGATGCCATTCTGTCCAGCAAAGGTAAAACCAATACAGAATAGAGTAATTTTGGTGGAGGGCATCTTTGATGCTCTTAACCTTTGGGACAAAGGTCTCAAGAATACAGTGTGCTGTTTTGGCACACAACAAGTGAATTGGGTCAAACTAAGTCTATTGAAACTTCAAGGAGTTTCAGGAGTAGACATTATGTTTGATGGGGATGAGGCGGGTGTAAAAGCAGGGGAGATGGCAAAAGGTCTGGCAGAGCAACTAGAAATGTCTGCAAGAGTAGTAAAACTACGAGATAATATAGACCCTGGCAATCTAACAAAACCAGAAATAGAAAGATTAAAGGAAAAATTATATGGCTAATGTAGCAATCATAGAAAAAACAATGTCAAGTACTAATTATGATAAGTACTTTGACTTCGAGTATGACCGATTTGCGTTATGCTCAGATAGTGGTAAACAAAAAATTCTGAAAAGAGATGTAGACATCGAAATCGAGACAGATTCGTACGATTGGCTTATTCTTGTAGGTTCAGAGCCTTTCAAAAACTTTACAAGAAAGACATCAATAACAGAGTACAATGGAAAAATTGTTGATGATAAGTTTTTGGCTTTGATTAATCCTGCAATGATAAAGTTCAAACCAGAAGCAAAGAAGTCGTTCGAGGAAGCAGTCGAGAGTATAACGGGATATGTAAGCGGAGAACTAACACAGAAGTCGCTAGGCGATGATAAATGCTTTGGTATCGAAGATACAGCAACCCTTCATAGATATCTAAAAGATGCTTTAGAGTACCCTTTAGATTATATCGCACTTGACTCAGAGACTTCATCTTTGTATCCTAGAAATGGATATATGCTTGGTTTCTCTATGTCATATAAGAAAGAACACGGAGTATATGTAGACTGTGAGTGTATTGATGGCACTGCAGAACTACTTATGCAAGATATATTTAACAAGAAAAGAGTAGTATTTCATAACAGTAAGTTTGACTTACAATGGTTTGAGTATCATTTCAACTTTGAGTTCCCACAATTTGAAGATACAATGCTTATGCATTATATGTTTGATGAGAACCCAGGTACACATGGTCTTAAAACTCTTGCTATCAAACACACAGATTATGGAGACTACGAAGCAGAACTTGATAACTGGAAAGCGGCTTATATCAAAAGAACGGGAATCCTCAAAGGAGACTTTAGTTATGATTTGATTCCTTTTGAAGTTATGAAAAGCTATGCTGCAATGGATGCCATAGTAACATTTCTATTGTTTCAAAAGTTTGAAGCAGCTATATTGAGAAATGAGAAACTATATTGGGTATACAAAGAACTACTTGTAGAGGGTGTTAGATTCCTCAAAGATGTAGAATCCAATGGTGTTCCTTTTGACAGAACTCGTCTAGAGTTTGGTCAGAAAAGAATGGGCGAAGATATACAAAAAGCAGTAGACGCCCTACAAGAGTTTCCTGAAGTCAAAGCATTTGTTGCGGCTAAGGGTGGATTTAATCCTAACTCAACTCTACAGCTTAGAAGTCTATTGTTTGATTACATAGGCTTAGCCCCAACGGGTAAGAAAACGGGTACTGGTGCTGATAGCACTGATGCCGAAGTATTGGGTATACTAGCAGAACAACATGAAGTACCAAAACATATACTAGAGATTAGACAGAAAGTTAAAATTAAGAATACATATCTTGATAAAATTATTCCTAATCTTGACATAGATGATAGACTGAGAACAAACTTCAATCTACATGGTACAACTTCAGGTAGACTGTCCAGTAGTGGTAAACTAAATATGCAACAGCTTCCAAGAGACAATCCGACAGTAAAGGGTTGTATCAAGGCTAAGGCTGGACATAAGATAGTCGCAATGGACTTAACAACCGCAGAAGTATATTGTGCTGCAGTACTTGCAAAAGACAGAGGTCTACAGAATGTATTTAAGTCTGGGGGTAATTTCCATAGTACGATTGCTAAACAAGTGTTCAGACTTCCGTGTGAAGTAGAACAAGTTGCAGAACTATATGGAGACAAAAGACAACAAGCAAAAGCTGTTACCTTTGGTATTATGTATGGAGCAGGCCCGAAAAAGATTAGTGAGCAGGTCACTAAAGATAGTGGTAGCGTATTTACTATGCAAGAAGCACAGTACGTTATCAAAGATTACTTTGAGGCTTTCCCTAAACTGCGAGAATGGTTGAATAATATGCAGAAGTTTATTCAAGCAAACGGTTTTATTTACTCTCATTTCGGAAGAAAGAGAAGATTACCAAATGTATTCTCGTCAGATAAGGGAATCGCAGCTCATGAAGTAAGGTCAGGAGTTAATGCACTCGTACAGTCTGTATCATCCGACATCAATCTGCTTGGTGCAATCGATACTCAGAAGTATATTCGCAAGACTGGTATGAAAGCAAAGATCTTTGCTCTAGTGCATGACTCCATTTTAGCAGAAGTTCCCGAAGATGAAATCGAACTTTATAGTAAGAAACTGAAAGAGTTTATTCAAAAAGATAGAGGACTGTCAATACCTGACGCTCCAGTTGGCTGTGACTTTGATGTCGCAGACGATTACTCTCTTGGTAAGTTTAGTAAGTTATATGGAATATGAGTTTAATTACAGTAATCAAGCCTTATGAAGAACTAGATAGAGATGAGTTGTATCGAGTTATACAACTTAGAATACAGGGATTCATAGTGCGAAACGGAACTTGTTATCAAGACCTAGAAGCACATTACGACAAGGAGCAGTATTATATGATGACATATGATACTGTTCTTGGTTTAGACCCACAGCTTATGGTGGGAGTAAATGCTTTGTGTACAAACAAAGTATTCACAGGGGATGATGGTACAGAGTATCGTTATCCTGCATTTCGTAGACAAGCATGGGTTGATGCATACAAAGGTGGTGCATCAACTTATGACCTTAACATTGGAAAAGAGTTCTGTCAGAAACAGTTTGACAGTCCTAACATGATGTGTGAAATAACTTACGAAAAAGGTAGACAAGTCTTTTTAAACTTTGGTATGAAAGAAATCGGGACTAACATAGACCCAGCGGGTAGGAAAAATTGGATGTTTATATATGAAGCTTAAAGAAAAAATACAAGTAAGACTAGACCAAATAGAAATGCTTATGTACAAAGACTATCATTTGAAGAACCCCGATGAAGTGTATAATCAAACTCTCAATGTAAGCAAGTTTTGGTCAATACTATCAGAAGAAGATAGAGACTTCATACAAGGAGTACAAAGCTCCATAGAAGAAGGCTGGTCGTGGAAAGACTAAATCTAGAGTACAATACTATACAGCCAATACATTTTAGAGCTGATACTGAGTATTTATTAGATATAGCTTCTAGACTAAAGAAAAAATCTTATACTCATAAAGACGGCAATCATATTGAGAACTATAAGTTTGCTCATTTTCACAATGACCAAATTCAAGGATTCCTTGATACTATGCCTTTTCTTAAAAAATGTAAGCACAGAACAAGTTTTGTGTGGTTAGATAAAAATACTTATCTTCCTTGGCATACTGATAAGAATAATAAGTGTGCAGTAATATGGAGTTTACAAGGGTGGGAAGACTCTTGTACACACTTTAGACCTCTAGGACATATTGGAGGTAATAGAGCAGACCATGAACGGAAGTGGGTATATACAGATGCAATAATAGATACACAGGCAGAACATAGTGTAAAAGTTGGAAAGCAAGATAAAATTATGTTTAAATTATCTATTATAGATAAAGACTTTCATTGGGTATGTAATGAGTGGGCAAACGCTTACAGAGGATTTAAATTCAAAAATGATTAGGTTTCCTGCATATATCCTTTCAGAAGAACCTGAAGAAATAGATGGACTGTTAATTATAGCAGACCAAGTCGTTGACGACAGAAATATGTCTGGGCCGACTCTAGGCATGAGAAGATTACAAAGCCCTATGAAAAGTATCTATCCACTTCGTTATCAGATTGATGATGAAGTTGGTATGATGAAGCATAGAGGTAAACACTTTATTGATACTAATGGAGTGTATTGGTATAATGAGAAAACAAAAACAGCAACTCTTAAATACCATAAAATAAGAAAAGTTGAAAAGAAAGACATAGCCACAGTTATTTGGCTAAAGGATGTACCTTTTCCTTTTGTAGAAGCAAGGCCTCCCAGAGAAGGTCTTTCCTGGGCAGGGCTACTATATAAGTCAGGCATACCATGGAAAATATGGGAATACTGCGAAGAAAAGAAAAAAGATACATGGAGAAAAATATAATGGATATTCAAAAATTAAAAAGTAAGTTAGAAACAAATATAGTATTAATTAAGTTCGATAGTTTAAAATCTCAAAGAACTTATTTTAGAGAGTACACTCTTTGCGAAGAGTATATGCCTATACCTAATCATATTAGAGGACAGAATGGGGATAAGTTAATATGCTATGATGTAGAGTTTCAGAAATGGGAAGATATAGAAATAGACACAATAAGCGAGTGGAAAGTAGTACAATGAGGATAATAGCATTTTACACTCCTAGTTATACTCATGTAGTTAAGAAACTAACAGATAGTCTAGATCGTTTTAAATACGAGTATGAAACAGTAGAAGTAACCGATAGAGGTTCTTGGGAAGAAAACTGTGGGCAAAAGCCTGAAGTACTTTATGATGCTATGACAAAGTATAAAGAAGATATATTATATCTAGATGCAGATGCAACAGTTGTAAGAGAACTGCCTTTAGAAGAAATAGTAGGAGATAAACTAGCTGTTCATATAATGCAGTGGTCTGATGAAGAAAAAGTTACAAAAGAATTAATATCTAACTGCATGTACTTGCCATATAACGAGGAAGTATTAGATATAGTAAAAAGATGGAAACAACACCAGTTAGAGAATCCCATGATTTGGGATCAAAGAACACTAAGTCATGTACTTAATAACTCTGATATAGAAATAAACGTTCTAAGTCCTAATTGGTGCTATATAGAAAAATATTATGGGATGTTTATACAGTTAGACCCCATTGTAGTACAAGGGCAAGTAAGTAGGGAAATGAGAAATGGGTAAATTAAGACAATGGATTTCAATTCTACTCAATCGTTGGATGGAACATTCAATGCAGAGAACTGCAAATAAATTGTTTGACAAGTCACAAATCAAATACAGGGATGGCGATAATACATGATAATGGTTATCTCAAACTTTTTTACAGAAGAACAAGTTACTTTCTTTAGATCATACTGTGATTTTGCTAGTAACAATGATAGTCTAGAAGTAAATCTAGTTACAGGTAAAAAGAATGAGAAAGTAGATAGAAATTACTATACTCTTAGAAGTCACTACAAATTTATGGATGAAGTCAAAAAACTATCAGAGAAAGAGTTTAAAACAAAATTGTATTTTCAAAACAAAACATACGGACATATAATGCATTACCATACCCCAGGACAAGGACTAAAATGGCACGCAGAGCCTAATATTGCAACAGTATCTGTATCTATAAATTTATCTCAGGAAGATGAATATGAGGGAGCAGAGTTTGAAATAAAAGGCGAACAGATAAGTTTACCGTACAAAAGTGCAATATTTTACCCCAGCTCAAGAATGCATAGAGTAACACCACTAATAAAAGGGCAAAAGAAAAGTTTGGTTATGTGGTTACAAAACGAGGAGCAAAGAAAATAATGTGTGGATTTGTAGTAACAACTAGAAAGAATGATGTAGAGTATATGACTATGCGACAAAAACACAGAGGTCCGAGTGACCATGCTTTTTGGAAAGACGATAACGTTGCGTTTGGGCATGTACTATTAGATATAAATGGTACGCATCAAGTACAACCATTCAAAACTAAGAAGGGCAACATCCTAGTTTTTAATGGCGAAATGTATGATTCAAATGTGGATAATGATACTGCTTTTTTAGGAAATGGATTAGACCTTTTTGGCTATAGATTTATAGGAAATACAGATTGGCACGGCTCATTTGTATATTACGATAGAAAGGCAAATAAATTAGTAATTGCTAGAGACCATTTCGGTGCTAAACCTTTATGGATATATAAGAAGGATAAAGATATAACGATTAGTACAAGTTTGAGAAGTATACATTTTAAAGAAAATAATAAGAAAATGACTCATCAGTACATGAATAATCCTTTATGGCTAGGTAATAACTCTCCTTACAAAGATATAATTAAAGTAGCTCCTGGACAAATATGGGAATTAGATATAGACACAGGAAAAATAAATAGAAGAAATTTATGGGGGAACATGAAAATAGGTTCTGCTCCTATAAACTTATCGGAGTTTAAAACAAAATTAATATCTGGTATAAACAAAGTTGCACAGAATAAACAAAAAACAGCAATATTTCTTAGTGGAGGTTTAGACAGTACTTGTGCGTTAGGAATATTAAAAGATACAGATTTAGATTTAACTGCCTACATTTGTGATTATGGACAACAAGGCGGATTATATCATGACCATGAAGGCTTTCGTAGAGAAGCTAGAATGGCTGTGCAAACTTGTAAAGAATGGAAAGTACCATATAAAGTTGTAAAATTAGATTATAGTTTTGTTCATCATTACCATAGAATGTGGTTAGCACATACTCACTTTCCTTGGGTTGATAGAAATAGAACATCACCTAGATTTGCATTGTGTAAAGCAGCAAGTCAAGACGGGTGCAAAGTAGTTCTTACTGGAGACAGTGCAGATGAATTATTTACAGGATATCAACATCACGATAGATATTATAATGATGAGTACAATAAAGAAACCATACAAGTATACGCTAGTAAACAGAAGTGGATTCCAAAAGAAGTATTTAGTGATACTGACCATAAGAACAATGCTCTTTGGTATGACTTAGTAAGTACTTCTGAACAGAATATACTTACAACTGACCAAACCTGCGGAATGTGGGGAATGGAAAGTAGACCAGTGTTTCTTTCTCAAAGTTTTGTACGATACATGATAAATATAGAAAGTGGAGTAAAGTTTAAAATACATCCAGACCATCAGATAGGTACTTACAAGTACTTGTTAAGAGAAGTTATGAAAGATTATCTTCCAGAGCATGTTCGTAGCAGACAACAAAAAGTAGGTTGGTCATCTCCTTGGGACAATAATCATAAAGAAATGACTAGACTATGGAAGATGCAGGATTTGGAGTTTATCGCAAATCTATGAAGGCTGTATTTTCAAACAGAATATACCTCTCAGTAGATGTAGAAACACGTTCAAAGATCGAAAAGGAGCTAACATATACAATTGCCCCGAGGATGCCACAAGATCCACCTATCGTATTTAAAACAGTTCGATGGATAAACGATACGTTGATTTCTATACCTGTGGGAAGAGATGATTTGATTCCCGATGGGTATGAGATAATCGACAAGCGCGTAACCTCGCCAGTGGAACTTCCTGACTTTAAGTTTACTTTACGACCAAGCCAGCAGAAGGTACATGACGAGATCCAAGGCAACGCTATAGTTAACGCTTGGGTAAGTTGGGGAAAGACTATAACAGGTTTAGCGATAGCTAAAAAGTTAGGTCAGAAAACATTGGTTGTTACTCACACAACCACCCTGCGAAATCAGTGGGAAAAAGACGTAGAAAAGTGCTTTGGAATCAAGGCAGGCAGAATCGGGTCAGGTAGCTTTGACACTAAGTCTCCAATAGTTATTGGGAACATTCAGAGTTTATACCGCAAGATGGACGACATCAAACAAGTATTCGGAACTGTGATTTTAGATGAAATGCATCACGTCAGTAGTCCAACTTTTACTAGAATAGTAGATGAAATGCCAGCTTTGAATAAGATAGGCTTATCAGGAACACTAGAAAGAAAAGATGGAAGACATGTGGTATTCAGAGATTACTTCGGTAATGATGTACATATACCACCAAAAGAGAATTATATGACTCCCAAGATTCATGTAATTAAGTCTGACATACGTTTCTTAGATGGAGCGTATACCCCTTGGGCAGAACGAATAAATCATCTTGCATATAACGAAGAATACGTTCATAGTGTAAGTATGATTGCTGCAAAATATGCCGCAGAAGGACACAAAGTATTAGTAGTGTCTGATAGAGTAGCTTTTCTAAAAGCTTGTGCTAATCTGTGTGGCGATAAAGCAGTTTCCATAACAGGAGATATGGAACTTACTGAAAGAGAAGAAGTGATGGATGAGATTAAAGAGAATAAGAATATACTCTTTGGTACACAGTCAATCTTTTCTGAAGGTATATCATTAAACGATTTAAGTTGTTTAGTATTGGGCACACCTATAAATAATGAGCCTTTACTAACACAGCTTATTGGAAGAGTAATAAGAGAGAAAGAAGGAAAGCGACAACCTGTTATCGTAGACATTCATCTCAAAGGAAAAACAGCAGCTCGTCAAGCAAATGCAAGACTGGGCTACTATATAAAACAAGATTACGAGGTTAATATCTTATGACAAAACAAAAACAAGAAATTCAGTTAAATATACCTGAAATGCAAAAGAATAAAGTGTTCTTAGCAACACCTATGTATGGCGGTATGTGTCATGGACTTTATACTAAGTCTTTAATGGATAGTACTGCAGTATGTATGCAGCATGGTTTGCACCTACAAATATATTATATGTTCAATGAATCCCTTATTACAAGAGCAAGAAACTATTGTGTTGCTAACTTCTTGAAAAGTGATTGTGACTATTTACTATTTATAGATAGTGACATTGCTTGGGGTGCTATGGACTTAATGTATATGTGGCATTTACTAGCTACTAGACCCGAAATGCA